AGTAAATAACCTAGTAGGATTTTTAAACAATCCAGACAATGATGCTGTTTTCAAATCGCAGGTGTTAGGAACTTTAATAAATCGAGGTGATATGGAAAACGGTCCTTTTGCTAGTTTTCAAGATGCATTAGAAGTTACTCGTAGACAAGGTAATGAAAGTGTATTTGACAAGTTTGATAAACTGCCTTTACAAGAACAATTAGACATAATAAGAAATTCAAAGATACTAAATATTATGGAAGCAAAGAAACCAAAAATGCCAAAGCAAAATAATCCAGTAGCAAAAAACTCCAGGAACATGAGCGGAGCAGGTGCACATAAGTCACCAAAAGATTACGATAGGAACAAAATGAAAGCAGACATTAAAAAAGAACTAGGCGAAGATCAAGCACAAGAATTGAAAAATGTGTTTGAGCAGTTTGAAAAGTTATCACTAGAAAAACAATTAGAATTATTACGCAGTCCAGTTGCTGAAAAGTTCTTTGAGCAAGATTGGAATAATCCAACTAATGACGAATTAGAAAGAGAAAGACAAGGCGCAGAAAAGTTTGTACAAGATCGCAAAGAAGAAGAATTGTTAAAGAAACTAAAAAAAGATAAAAAGTATAACCGGGAAAGACTTCTAAAAAAATATACCAAACTGCATGGCCAAGAAACAGCAGAAAAAATGATTTGGTCTATGGATCAACAGAACAAATTTGAAAGTTTAATAGGCATTGATATTTTAAGTAGAACTAAAAGACTAACAGAAAACATGCCTAACAATAACAAACTTGCTATACTAAAAAAATTATTATCAAAACATTTTCCAGTTGGTAATTTAGATATGCAATTCCAGGCATATTTAGCATTACCAATACCAAGGATGATGACAGCATTTAGCCAATTAAAAAGCATAGAAGGGCCAGAAGCATGTGGTAGAGACATCCTAATGCATTTTGCAAAAAATAGATTACCAGATGCAGAAGTAAAACAACTTAATCTCAATGAAAGTTATATCAAAGAGGATGCAACAGAAGACAGATTAAACAGCATAATGACTGCATTAGAAAAAAATCCAAATTTTGCTAGACGAGTTTACAAAATGTTAAAACTTGATAAAGAGTCTGCAGACAATTTGGATATTGAAGATAGACTTAAAAATAATGACACTGGTAAGGAAAACGATCATAGAATTAATAAGAATATTATGAGACAATTAGTTTTATCACTTGAACAACTAGATCATGATTTTGATGAATTAAATTCATTTGTTGAAACTTACGGACACACAGATTATGTAAACACAGAATTATTAAACAAGTCTGGTGTATTTAAAATTTCAGACATGTTTGTCGGAACTGATGCAGTATCTAAAGAATTTATAGATGATCTTTATGAAAAATTATTTGATTTTAGAATTAATATATCTGGTTCAAACAGAGGACCAGGTGAACTTGGATTGTGTTTGCTATCACCTAATGTAGAACTTGCTTCAGTAGGTGATATTAAAGTTAACGGCGAAGAAATAGAAGTCAAAGGAGAAGTGTCGTCAGGTGGCGGTAGAATGGTTAACGGTATTGACGACTTTAAGTTTAGTGGATTAGCACAGGTTAAATCACAACTAGTACCATTTTATGAAAAGCACGAAATACCAGAAGAATTAAGAATATACAATTTGAAAGGCGCAATTGGTGGCGGTCGTAATCAAGGCCAGGCCCATATACTAGATCAAGCACAACAATTAGAACAAGTAAAGCAAGGTGTAGGTGCTGAATTTTTAAAATTAATTGTTAGTACATATCAATTTGTTATTGACTCAGAAGAAGAAACAGAATTAACTAGTTCATTTATGAATATGGATAAGTCAAGGTTCTTAACACTTGTAGGATTAATGTCATTTAAAAATTATGCATACATGTTAAACAAAAAAGGATTTAATAGATTAATATTTTTAAATTGGAGATATGATAAAGTAGTAAACTGTACAACAGAAGAATTTCCAAAATTCAGTGAGCATTTAGCATTTACAAGTTTAGATATGGCAGACAGTCAAAATGGTCCAGCAGTACAGGTATCAGTGCTAAAATGAGATTATACGAAGTAACCACGCCAGGCGCATGTCCAAGAACAAAAGCAACAGAATGTAGTTGCGAAAGTTTAAGACGACTAGCAGAAGCAGAACAACCTATAAAAGCAGTTGCAGTATTAGGACACGGTGATGCTAAAGGCATAATAACTTTTGTACAAAAGCCAGGTAAAGCAACAATCATAAGCGGGTCTATAAGCGGACTAACAGAAGGCTTACATGGATTCCACATACATGAATTTGGTGATCTCAGTGACGGCTGTGATAGTGCAGGTGGACATTATAATCCACACGGTGTTGATCATGGCGATATAGATAACGGGCATGTAGGCGATTTAGGAAATATCCAAGCAGACAGCGAAGGTGTAGCAACATTCAAAATAAAATCCAAGGCAATTCAATTACAAGGTGCAACCAGCATAGTAGGTAGAGCAGTTGTAGTACACGAAGATCAAGACGACTTAGGTAAAGGTGGTGACGAAGAAAGTTTAAAAACAGGCAACGCAGGCAACCGTGCAGGGTGTGGCGTAATAACATTATCTGAATTAACAGAATCAGCAATAGCAGATTTAGATAAAAATATAAGCGACAAGCATTTTAATAGAAACGAAATGCCCCAAGTCAAAGAACCAGATTTAATAGATAATGAAATACCTTACAAAAAAGGCAAAATAAGTATAGCAAATATCAAACCAGTTCAAACAGATAGAGTACCAGGATTAGCACAAAAAGTTGCAAAAAACTTTTACGGAAAAGATAAACCTTTTATAATTGATGTAAACAATTATCTAGTAAACGGCCACCATAGGTATGATGCGGCTAGATTACTAGGCATAGAAAAAGTAGATGCAATCAAAGTAAATGTGCCTATTGAATTATTAATGAAACAATTTAGCCATACCACTAGTGATACAATGGTCGAACATCTAAGCGACGAGGCATCAACGCCAGAAATACACAACAAAGCATTGCAAATGGCCAAGGATGCATATAGAAAGTCCAATGAGCAAATATCATTTACTAAATTATATGATAAAGCATTAGAAATTTTAGAACCTGCAAAAGTAGACGAGTACGGTGTACCAGATTACAACACAATGCCTACATATAAATTAAAAAAAGCACACAAAGGCAAACAAAAGTTTTTCTTACCTAGCAATGAACCTACACCAAAAGGTGTACAAGCAATAGAAAACGTGACAGATTATCCAGAAATCACACAAAGCAAGGCAGAAGAAATTATAAGTGCGTGGGAATGGCAAGAAAATGTAATTAAAATTGGTAATGGTATGATGATCATTCCTGCACAAAAACAGGACGGCACAATGCACATGAGACCAGACGGGAAGGGAGGATCTATGCCCTATGATGAGAAAGATGCATTACTGATAGACAAAGATTACAATGTTTTAGACTTCGACACTGACATAGAAGATTTATTAAACAACAACTTTGCTATTATCCAGGGGGAAAACTTTGCTGACGGTAAGAAGAAAGGCAAAAGTCGCCCAGGCAGAGTAAAACGTAGTGGAGCAAGTTGTAAAGGTTCTGTTACCAGTCTAAGAGCCAAGGCTAAAAAGTATTCAGGTGAACGTGCTAAAATGTATCATTGGTGTGCTAATATGAAGTCAGGCAAAAAGAAAACAAATGAAGATATAGACAATTTAAGTCCTAGTGCAAAACTGGCAGGCGAATATATTGACAGTGACGTTAAGAGTGGCAAAATTAAAAACCTAGATGATCTCAAAAGATATATAGTAGAATTACGACTTTCAAGGATAATAGATCATGCCGAAGATGCCAGAGCACTTTGGATACATCACTTGACCGTCAATCCACACAATTTACCAGATGCAGTCAACGAATCAGCATTTGAAAATTTAAAATTACCAACTTGGATGTCACATACCAGTTTAGAAAAATTATTTGCACAAGAGTACGGTCCTAGATACGGTGACTATGTTGCACATATGGACCTAGACAGTGACGACGATTTGGCAATGAATGCCAGTGGCATGGGTGATATGGCTTTTGAAATGGTTAAAGCAAATGATATCAAAGTTATGCAAAAATTCTTAGCACAAATGCCTGTGCAGTTTACAGTAGATGACCTTAGATTAGACGACGGTATTCAAGTTTGGCATCTAGTTCAACAAAACAAAACTGTACACTAAACATTCAATAAATATGTACTATGCAAATAGTACATCATCCTAATTGGTATAGAGATTTTTTAGAAGACATGGCCCGCAGAGGCCCAACACATCTTAGAGATGCCAGTCAGCATTGTCCTATTGACAATACCATTAATAGTTTTACACACTTCCTGGGAGATAAAAGTTTTATCAAACCTAGAGATCAGATTGATGAATCAAAAAGTTTCTTTTACATGATTAGTATTGATTGCTGTGACGATGACAGTATTGCAGAACTAATTTACTATGGCAGAGAACTTGTAAATCAAAAATTAGTAAGACCTTACATTACACAAGAAGCAATAGATGATTTAAATAACTTTCACAACTGCGGATTAATAATAGAAAATGCGGCTGAAGGGCATGCCAGTGATAAACTGTTTGACGCATTGCATATATTAGTTAGCCAAGTAGGTATACCATTTGAAAAAACTTATTACACAAATAGCACTCAAAATTTAAGAGAAATGTATGACAAATATTTACTTAATAAACCTTATGCTACAATAGACAAAATTAAAATGTTTAATTGCGGCGGGTGGAATGAATTGGTATGTCAACAAATGCTCGATGACAATTATCAGATTGAAAAAGAGGAAGACATGTGCGAGTTTAGAGCAGAAAATCTTATTGATTCTGATGAAATGTGGAGTTTATCTGTGGAATGCTCTAAGCCATTAGAACATATTAGAGAGGATGTTAATAAACCGCATTTATTCTTGTATAAACATATGAATGCAAAACGTGGGTTTAGAACATTGTTTTTAGCATTACTTCACAAAGAACATTTACTTGACAATAATTTATACAGCACACCTGAAGAATGGAGAGGTACGCAAAGTAGTGCTGTAAAATATATTAATTCTATAACATGGGACAGAAATTGGGCAGAAGGTTTCGAAGAATTGTACCCTACATTATTAAATGTTAGAGGCAAAATACCAACATACATTGATAGAGAACACAACCATTTAGACTTTGATCCTAACACAAATTTTAGTAGCGATAATTATATGTACTACAATGCTAGAAGAAACTGTGATATTGAAATTGTAGGCGAAAGTGAATTTGAAGGTTCTATATTTTTAACAGAAAAGTTTCTCAAAGCAATTATATTTAAACAACCTTTTATAATACTAGGCTCTACTGGCAGTTGGGAAAAGATTAAACAAATGGGTTATATATCATACGAGCCATATATTAAAGAATCTTATGATAAAAACGATGACGAACTACACCGTATGAATGAAATAATTCAAGAAATCAAACGATTAACAGACTTAAAACGCGATAAACAAGCATGGAAGGATTGGCTACAAGGTGTGAATAGAATTGCTGTACAAAATTATAATATCTATTTGAACAACCTAATACGTCGTGTAAGAATGAAAACACTAGATGATTATGTAGCAGGCACAGGTGAATTAGGAATTCCTATACAAGAGTTAGGCGATTAAAGATAAATACATATATGCGTATAAAAGAGGTTGACATAAACATAGATTCGTTCTATAATAGTATCAATGAAACAGTAGCAGGTGCTATTGGTGGCGTTGCAATGCCTCTATTCAAAGAACCAATAAAACGCAAGCCTACTAAGAAAAAGAAGAAAAAGAAAAATGCGTAGCATAGACAGTAAATACGGATTAACATACATAATGGGCGAAGAAATCTCATTTTGTGAAACATTAAAAGAGTTTGGAACATATTACAAAGGCAAAATGAGCGAAAGGCAAATTCAGATTGCTGAAGATTTAAGAAAAAGAGAGATAATTAAACTAGTAAAACTCAAAGATGGACAAGACGGATATAGACTATATGCAACAAGTAAACGAATCTGATTTAAAATCACAACTTCAAGAAGTACTAAGTGGTATTATTGCTACTTTAGATATATATGAAGTCGTTGACAATGGCGATACTTACGATATAGTAAATCTTAAAAACAATGAAATAGTATGCGAAGAAATACATTTAAACATTGTTGCAAATATTGTTGCCGCGGCAATGAATACTGGCGAAGATCTAAATACGTCTACTATAGATAAGATATTAAAAACAGAAAAATATGCTGTATCTAAAATGGTAGAAGTCAAAATATACGAAGAGTTAACGGAAAATTCTACAAATTTTGACAGAATGGCAATTTATGAAACCAAACTTACAGAGGCAGAACACAAATCTAGTAATGCAATTAACAATTTGCTGTCACAATGTCAACTGTTAATCTCCTTATAAAAGTACTTCTTTGATAAATATAACTATTAGAAGGGACTACTATGGAAGTAAAACATTTAAATTCAGATAACTTAACTAGATTAGGTAAACTTCAGAATTACCTAACAGAAAATTATGACATCAACGTCAACAAAGTTTTACCTAAGCAGAAGTTAGAACAAGCATATCAAAATGTTGAAAAAAGACTTGTAAATTTAAGAAATAAAAGTAACAAGTTTCAACAAGATCCTAACTATGGTATGAATATTATGGTTAGAGATGCATTAGGCATCATGATAAACGAAGGTCTATACTACGAAGGTGAAACATATCGCAGACTAATGGACGAACTGCATGAATACGGTTGCTCATTAGCAGAAAGTGGCGACGACTACGATACTATAATGGACAGTTGCAGTAAAAAATATGAGGCCATGCCTGCTAGATATCCAAAAGATATGATACTAGCCGCTATTGCAGAAAAAATAATGCCTATGTTCGATGGCAGTATGCAAGAAGACATAGAAGACGAAATAATGGACGTTATTGACGAACCAGAAGTAAAAATTGATGTAGATAATTCAGAAGATATCCCTTCAAACTTCGAAAATGCTACGGAAGAAATGTTAGCAGAACTAATTGGTGATTATCTAGGAAAAGATAATTGGAAAGAATTTGCATTAGGCGAACTATTTTCAGAATTAGAAAGTGTTGATATAGAAAAAGCAAATAAGGTAGATAATATGGCAAAAAAATATGGAATAACAGACTTAAAAGAAATGAAGCAATTTGAAACATTCTTAGATGATCTAGTAAGCGAGATGGTTGGAGATGACACAATTACTGAAGAAATTTCAGGTACTAGTGTTGAAGAAGCAGAAGTTGTTATGGCGGCAAGAGCCTTAAGTAACGACATTCAAGACCACATTGAAAGAATCGGTAGAATGGCAAACGAAGATATACCTTCAATTGCTGATTCAATGGCACATGAATTTGGTGCACAAAAAGCCGCAGAATTCAAAAATCAAATGGAAGGATTACTAAGTTCTTTACTTGATGCTAACAAAAGTTCAAAAGAAGGTGTCGACGCTCTTATTGGTACAATGACTGGAGAAGAATCAGCCGCACCAATGCCATCAGAAGATCCACTAGGTGGTGACATGATGGAACCAGCACTAGATGAACCAGTAGATGATTTTGCTGGTGCAGACGCAGAAGCAGGACCTGAAGAAGAACCTCTAGGTAGAGCAGAAAAGATTTAATCATGAGGTTTACGGACTTTGCACTCACAGAATCTGACATGAATGATGTTACATCAGACGTTAAGGAACTTGTTATTAACAAAATAGACGGTGGTGTGCAGTCTGCAAGTCTTGATGCATTTGTAGAAGAAGTAAACAATTTAGGTATTCCAATTTCAAAAGCAATGCTTAGATTAATTTTAGAGTCACCAGAGTTTGAAAACTTAATTGCAAACGTAGACAATTCAGAAATAGAATTTAATACACCTGGAAATGTGCCAGACGAAATGGTACCAGAACCAGAAGACATGGAAAATAATGTTTCTAACTTGGCAACATCGGCCGCTAACCAAGGCATAGGAGATGAACTAAATGTCTGATAGTATTTTTATAAACGCAACAGAGGCTCGTAGAAGAAGCCGAGATAGTGTTGTAATTCTTAATGAAGTCAGAGCACTCGAAGCCAATGTCTTATCAAACATAAGTGCAGGTTCATTGCAACTAATACAATCAACAGGAACAACAATGACTGGTAATACTTCTTATTACCAAGCCTACAATGGCATAACAACTAACACTACTATAACTGATCAAATCAGTACAGTCAAAAAACATTTCACTGACAAAGGGTATTCGGTAAATATTACTACAAATTCATCAACCGGAAATACAATTCAGTGGACAATCAAGTGGTAGCAGAAAGCCTTTTAGAAAACAAATACAATTACCCCCAATTAAAAAGAGTTACAGCAAAGTCAGGACAACGCCAATACACTGGTGATGACAACAAGCCTGTACCTAGTGTCACAACCATCCTATCAGATACAGGAGACAAGTCGGCATTGATTGCCTGGCGTAAACGTGTAGGAGATGCAGAAGCAACTCGCATAAGCACAGAAGCCGCAGGCCTTGGTACCAAAGTCCATAATGCATTAGAAAAGTATATACTTGGCGAGGAATGGAACACCTTTGGTAATAATCATGTTAGTGTGTTAGCAGAATCAATGACGTCAGAAATGATCGACAATGGATTAACTAAAATAGATGAACTATGGGGTGTTGAAGTAGCCTTAATTGCCAAAGGATTATATGCAGGTACGTCAGATGCTATCGGTATATACGAAGGCGAACATGCTATTATCGATTTTAAAACTGCTAAAAAAATTAAAAAACGCGAATGGATCGAAGACTACTTTATGCAAGGATGTGCATACGCATTAGCACATAATGAAATGTTCGAAACAAAGATACGAAAAGTAGTTATACTCATGGTAGACAGAGAATCCAAATTTAAAGAATTCATTATTGAAGGTGAAGAATTTGACAAGTACTGTGGTAAGTGGGCCGAAAGATTGGCTGATTACTATGGAAAAGTTGATGCACAAAAAGTCTAGCATACGTTTATCTGCAAAGTAAACAAAAAAGATAAATAGTTGTATGGCAGAAAAAGAAATAATTATATCACGAATGCAACAACGCAGAGGTAATCGTATAGATTTACCTCAACCCTTACGAGCGGGGGAGATAGCATTAGCATCAGACAGCAAAGAAGTATTCATAGGCTTAGATCCTAAGATAGGAGTCACGGCTCAAAATGCAAATGTTGTTTCAGTTAATAATATAGCAGAAGGCTTTAATTATGCTAATTCATATCTAAATAATAATTTTGTAAGACTTATCATGCCTAGTAAAAGATTCCCTACAGGAACTTTTAACGGTACTGCAAATAACACAACTTTTATAGTCACTGGCAGTGGCAGTAGCGGTCAAGCACACGGAGAACCTGTATTTAATGCAAGTATAACAACAGGAAATATTAAAAACGTGTTTGATTCCAATGCATTTGAATCAACAGATTTTACAGGTGCTAAAAATGGAGTTGCATTAAGTACAAATGCCACAAGAACTGCGGCTAACTTGCTTAATAACGAATTTTTTGTATCTTCGCCAACAAGTACAGGTCAAAACACTACCATAACATTCGGCAATAATCCAACTGGTACAGATGATATCACAATAAACTACTATAGTAATGCAGATATAATTAGTGCAATGTTTGATACAGGTGTTATAGGGACTACTTCCACAACAGGATTCTATGAAGCAAAAAGTGTTGCTAGTTTTAGACAATTTAATAATGCATATATCAGATCAGATTACGAAGTAGGCACAGCATTTATTGGTTTAGAAAATAAACACACAGAAGTTTTTGCAGATTCAGGCACGGTGGCTTCACCATCAACTTTGACATTAACTGATATAATTTTAGAAGCCGCACCCACCGGAGACGCTAATGCTAATATTACTTCTCAGATTAATCTAAGTAGTGCAAGTAATTTAGATTTAGTTGTCAGCACAATTAATAATGATGCAACATTTAGAGCATCAAAAGTAGCAGGTACAGAAAATCAATTCTTTATTTCTTGTGATAGTCAGTTTCAAGTTAGATTTACCGATAGCACAGATGCCACAGAATTATCATTAACGCCAAATGCAACATATACCAAGGCAGATAATTCAATCAAAGGTCAATTAGAAAACTGGATTCATGGCTCATTAAATGACCCTGCGTTTAACATGTTTGTAGCGGCGCAGGTTGGCAATAAATTTAATTCAGGTGCAACTAGAATTAGTAAGTATACACCATCTACTAGTAGTGAAAACTTAACATTAACTTTTACAGGTAATCAAGAAGCAGAAAATTTTTCAACAATAACAAATAAAATATTTGGTGCAAGTGCAAATGCAGATATCACTGGATTAACAAATATCAAAACCAATCAAAGATTATTAACACAAGACGACTATGCTGTTCTATTAACAGGTTCCGCTAATTCATTATTCGAAGCAATACCAAAAACATGTCTAGCAGGTGCAACAACCGATATTGCATCGTTCCAAGTTTCAGATGTCGATAGTGCCATTATAGAATATTCAGTAAGAGCATCCGGTGGTTCTGGTAATGCGTATACTAGAACTGGAACAGTACACATGACAGGCAGTAGTGTACTTGCAGACGCAACACTTAATGACACTGGTGCTGTGATGCAAAACGGTTTTGGCTCAACTACATTTGATTTAAGTGCAGTATGGGACGGCGTATCAAATACAATGAAATTAAGAGCAACAAATAATTTATCAGATGGAACAACAAGACCAGCCACATTTAAATATCTAGTCAGAAAATGGTTGGGATAATTGCTTGACCAAATAACAAATCCCCAGCAACGATTATCTATATGGCGAGACTATAAAAACGGTCGCCCAACACTGGAAAATGTGTTACAATACATCAATTGTATAAAACCAATAAGTAGAACTTTTGATTACTATACTCCTAGTCATTGGCCCACACCATGGGAAATATTAGACCAAGGCTTGTTTTGTGTAAGTGGTAAAGCAATTTTATTATACCATACACTAGCACAATTAGAATATATAGATACAAAAAATGTTAGGTGGATTGTAGCAGAAAATAAAGAAATTTTTGAAGAAGGACTTGTGTTTTTTGACGGAGTATGTTATTATAACGTTTTACCGGATACAAGTGTAAATATTGAAAATTTTGATAATTACATAACAGTTAGAGAAATTATTAGACAGGAAAAACTCACAAAGATTTATGAAAGTTACAAAGAGAGACGGCACTAAAGAAGACCTAAACATTGACAAATTACACAAGGTTGTGATGTATGCAGTAGAAAACCTCACTGGAGTAAGTGCATCACAAGTAGAAATCAACAGCCGGATACAATTCTATGACGGCATTAATTCAACTGATATACAAGAAACTTTGATTAAAAGTACAGCAGATCTTATATCAGAAGAAACACCAAACTATCAATATGTTGCTGGTAGATTAATCAATTACCATTTGCGTAAGCAAGTATACAACACATTTGAACCACCATGTCTTTGTGATATTGTACAAAAAAATATTGATGCTGGTTTTTATGATCCAGAATTTGTAGAACTATACACAAAAGAAGAAATCAATGTATTGCAATCTTATATTAAGCATGACAGAGATGAAGATTTAACCTATGCGGCTATGGAACAATTCCGTGGCAAGTACCTAGTACAAAACAGAAGTACAGGCGAAATATTCGAAACACCACAGGTAGCATATATGATGATAGCGGCTACATTGTTTAGTAAGTACCCTGCTAAGAAAAGAATGGCGTATGTGAAAGCATACTACGATGCTATTAGTACATTTAGAATTAGTTTACCTACACCAGTAATGGCAGGTGTGCGTACACCACAAAGACAATTTAGCAGTTGCGTACTCATTGAAACTGATGATAGTTTGGATAGCATTAACGCAACGTCTAGTGCTGTAGTTAAGTATGTAAGTCAAAAGGCAGGCATTGGTATAGGTGCAGGTAGTATTAGAGCAATTGGTTCTAAGATTAGGAGTGGAGACGCAACTCACACAGGAGTTATTCCCTTCTACAAACTATTCCAATCAGCAGTTAAGTCTTGCTCACAAGGTGGAGTAAGAGGTGGAGCGGCTACACTATACTATCCTATTTGGCATTTAGAAGTTGAAGACTTACTAGTATTAAAGAACAACAAAGGTACAGAAGATAACCGTGTAAGGCACATGGACTACGGTGTACAGTTTAACAAATTAATGTACGAAAGACTTATTAGTGGTGGCAATATTACATTGTTCTCGCCTAAAGATGTTCCTGGTTTATATGATTCATTCTTTACCAACCAAGATAAATTTAAAGAATTATATGAAGCGGCAGAACGTAAAACAAGTATTAGGAAAAAGTCTATTCCTGCCATTGAATTGTTTAGTTCGTTTGTTCAAGAACGTAAAGATACAGGAAGAATTTATTTAATGAATGTTGACCATGCTAATACCCATGGAGCATTTATAGAAGACTTAGCACCAATTAGACAAAGTAATTTATGTTGTGAAATTAATTTACCGACTAAACCGCTTTCACATATTAATGATAAGGAAGGTGAAATCAGTTTGTGTACATTAAGTGCAGTAAATTGGGGTGTTATCAAAGACTTTGAAGAAATGAACAAAGTATGTAAGTTAGCAGTTAGAGGGTTAGATGAGTTATTAGACTATCAACAGTATCCTGTGTTAGCGGCTGAACTCAGCACAATGAATAGACGTCCATTAGGTATTGGTATTATTAACTTTGCTTATTGGATGGTTAAACACGACATGACATATCAAGAGCCTAACTTAGAATTAATTGATGAGTGGGCAGAAGCATGGAGTTACAGTTTAATCAAAGCCAGTAATAAACTAGCAATGGAAAAAGGTGCTTGTCCTAAGTCAATGGAAACAAAATACGGACACGGTATTACTCCTAACCAAACATACAAAAAAGATTTAGATGAACTAGTTAAACACAAAGAAAGACAGAATTGGAAAGAACTAAGAAAGAATCTAGTAGAACATGGTATAAGAAACAGTACGTTAATGGCACTTATGCCTGCTGAAACATCCGCACAGATTAGTAATAGCACAAATGGTATTGAACCACCACGTGGATATATCAGTATTAAGCAAAGTAAACACGGCGTATTAAAACAAGTAGTACCAGGCTTTCCTTACTACAAAAACAAATACGACTTGTTATGGGACCAAAAGTCTCCGCAAGGCTATTTAAAAATAATGGCGGTGTTACAAAAGTACATAGACCAAGGTATTTCGGTAAATACATCGTATAATCCAGAACACTATGAAGACGAAAAAGTACCAATGAGCGTACTGATTCAGGACCTCCTAATGTTTTATAAGTATGGCGGCAAACAGTTATACTATAATAACACATACGATGGCCAAGGTGAAATTGATATTAACAAAGATGACAAATTAGAAGATTTGCCAATGGGGGAAATCGATGACGAAGACTGTGAGAGTTGTAAAATTTAATGAGCGTACTTAATACTAAATCAAAATATACTGACAAAAGTAAAATGTTTTTATCAGAAGACATGGGCATTCAGCGATTTGATGTTTTAAAATATAGACAGTTTGATAAACTCACAGAAAAACAGTTAGGGTTCTTTTGGCGTCCAGAAGAAGTTGACATTACCAAAGACAGCAAGGATTTTAAAGACTTAACAGACTTTGAACAACACATCTTTACTAGTAATTTAAAAAGACAAATACTGTTAGATAGTGTACAAGGACGATCACCTAACTTGGCGTTACTGCCAATTGTCAGTCTACCAGAATTAGAAACTTGGATTGAAACTTGGGCATTCAGTGAAACAATCCACAGTAAAAGTTATACACATATTATTAGAAATGTGTACCCAGATCCTAGTAAAGTGTTTGATGAAATGATGAGCATTAAAGAAATCATTGATTGTTCAGACAGTATAACACAATACTACGATTCATTAATTGAGTATAACAGACTTAGAGAAAACGGCAGTTCTAAATACAGCGAGTATGAACACAAGAGACGTATTTGGATGTGTTTAATGAGTGTAAACATTTTAGAAGGTGTACGTTTTTATGTATCTTTTGCTTGTAGTTGGGCATTTGCTGAACTTAAGAAAATGGAAGGTAATGCTAAGATTATAAAACTTATTGCTAGAGATGAAAATGTTCACCTGGCAAGTACACAACAAATGCTAAAACTTTTACCGCGTGAAGATAAGGACTTTGAAAAAATATCCAAAGAAACCTATGATGACTGTACACAATTATTTTTAGATGCAGTTGAGCAAGAAAAGAAATGGGCGGACTATTTGTTTAAAGATGGTAGTATTATTGGATTAAATGCAGAACTATTAAAACAATATGTAGAATACATTGCAGGTAAAAGAATGCATGCCGTAGGGCAAGAAAAAATTTTTAACACTGGAACTAATCCGTTACCTTGGACACAAGCATGGATTACAGGTGGCGAAGTTCAAGTAGCACCACAAGAAACTGAAATAAGCAGTTATGTAATTGGTGGTACAAAACAAGATGTCGACAAAGAATCCTTTAGCGGCTTTTCATTATAATATAAATATTCACACACAGAGGAACACATGTTAGTAAATAAATCTCATACAAAAGGTGACGTTGTCACAATCAAATTAACCAGCGATACAGAAATCATTACACGTTTTATCAGTCAAGATGAAAATGGTATCACAATAGAAAAACCTATGGCAGTACAAATTACTCAACAAGGATTAGGATTAATGCCGTGGTTGTTTAGTGCTGATGCTTCTAAAGAAATTACTATTTCAAATGATAAAGTGTTTTGCACTATGGATACACTAAAAGATCTTGCTGATCAATATCTAGAAGGCACTACAGGAATAACTTTAGCAAAGGCTTAAATAGTAGACAAATCCAAACGGTGTTCAGCAATTAAAGATTGTTTTTCTTCTTCACTTAGTTCTGTTCTACCGGGATTGTTTGGAAATACACAACAAGGTTGCACATTGTAAAAACTGTTATTTTCTTCGCACCATTCTCTTCTATAGAACTTGTCAGTACCGTGTTTGTCCCATTCGATATGAAGTTTTTTAGCAGGGTCTTGTATTACTGTTATCATATCTTTACCAACTTGCACATTAGTATCTCTCTGTAAGCGATCTAAATATCTACCTTCAAATAAACCATAGGCAGGAAATGCCTCAGTATATTCAGGGTGGTCATTATGCCATTGTTCCATTTCCTGTGGACCAGCCGTTAAAGGCTGATATACACCGAATCTATCTGAATAATTATCACTAATCCATTTCTTTTCATTTTCCCATGGGTCTCCTACATCATATTTGCCCATATTAGCAACTTCGTTGCCGTCGGTAATCTTAAGTATGTTGTCGCCACCGTTATATGACTTGTACATAATATTGTCTATTTTGCAATAAACAAAACCTTCTGCTTGATTGTGGGTCCATTCTAGTTTCATACATGTATTTATTATGATAAATAATATTACTATGCCAAAAGCCGCACTAGATGGAATATCAATAGCAGGAGGGCCTATACAAGCCTCTGCATCAAGAACCAAAATAGAAGGTATTATTCCTGCACGAAAAGACGATATAGTAACGGCTCATGGAGATTCCCCTCATTCCAATCCAACAGTAGCAACTGGTTCTGGTAAAGTAAATATAGAAGGTAAACCGGCCGCAAGATCCGGGACTGATAGTGCTACTTGTATGCACGAAATATCCGGTGGCGCAAGTAAAGTAAACATTGGATAAACTATTTAATAACAAATGTGAACTAGACGAACGCAAATATTTCAAAGTTTTGCGTGACGACATAGATAAGACCGAACTTAGAGAATACAAAAAAGACATTCTATATCTTGGTGGCGAAATTGAGCGACAAAAAGCATTAACTACTCGAGCAAATACAAACAAAACTTTATCGGAGTTTGACGACAGTTACGAGTACATTGTCTCCACTGTAAAAAAAGATCTTAATTATAAAAACTTTGATGACCTATTCGAAAAGGTATATAGAGAAAAGTTAGAGTCAATACCTCATAATGTTTTCATAAGTGGTGGTATTGATAGCA